TCAGCGAGCTCCTGAAAGACGTGTTTTTTACGTTGATGTGGGTAATATGCCTGCTCACATGGCTATGAGCTTTGTTGAACGTGTTAAAAACGAAATTAACCAAAGACGTATTCCAAGTAATACAGGCGGTGGAGCAAATGTAATTGACGCTAGTTATAATCCACTTAGTATTTCAGAGGACTATTTCTTTCCACAAACTGCTGAAGGTAGAGGATCAAAAGTCGACACATTACCGGGTGGTACTAACCTAGGTGAAATTGATGACTTACGTTACTTTACTAACAAACTTTTCCGTGCGTTGAGAATTCCAAGTTCTTATTTGCCAACTATGCCAGACGACAGTCCAGCACAGTTTAATGACGGTAAAGTTGGTACAGCGTACATACAAGAGTTACGTTTTAATGAGTATTGTAAAAGACTACAAAAACTTATTATCACAGAACTTGACCACGAATTTAAACGTTGGTTAATTAAACAAGGCGTTAATATTGATAACAGTTTGTTTGAAATTACATTTAACGCTCCTCAAAACTTTGCTTCTTATAGACAAGCAGAACTAGATAACAATAGAGTACAAACATTTGCCGCCCTACAAGAAGTTCCATACATGAGCAAACGATTTGCTCTTAAACGTTTCTTAGGTCTTTCACAAGAAGAAGTTACTGAAAACGAACTAATGTGGAAAGAAGAAAACGGTACTAAGATTGCTCAAGAAGCAGAAGCATCAGCACAGATGAGAAGTGTTGGAGTAAGTCCAAATGATATGTCAGCAGAAGCAGGAGCACAAGATGCTGAAGCACCTGATGACATGGCGGCGGCCGCTGAAGGCGGTACAGCCGATACTGCGGCAACTGACACTGCTGATACAGGCGCAGGAGTATAAATAGTACTATGAAACTGATGGAATTCTTTTATTTTGATGATAAAAAAATGGATTACGCTAATGATCAGCGTTATTCCAGTGAGCGTGATATTAATGTTGTTGAAAAAAACGACACTAGAAAAGTACGCCTAACACTTCGTCAGATCAACCAACTTCGTAAAAACAGCGAAGTTCATGAGTTTGAAAAAGCGGCCGAGCTAGAATTTATACAGGGTATGTATGGACAACCAACCGCAGAAGAACTCGCAGCCGCACAAGCATAACATAGCATTTGTTTTAGGTAACGGTACTAGTCGTAAAAATGTTGATTTACGACAGTTACAAAAACACGGCAAAATTTACGCTTGTAACGCAGTTTACAGAGAATTTACACCAGATTACCTTATAGCTGTTGATGCTAAAATGGTAAAAGAAATTGTACAAAAAGGTTGGCATTTACGCAATCAAGTGTGGACTAACCCTAACAAAGATGTACGTACAATTCAAGGTTTACACTTCTTTAATCCCCATAAAGGATGGTCAAGCGGGCCTACAGCATTGTGGCTTGCTAGTCAGCATGGTTACGATGCCATATATATTATTGGATTTGATTATGAGGGGTTAAACGGAAAGGTAAATAACATTTACGCAGATACGCCTAACTATAAGCGTAGTACTGATCAGGCAACATATTTCGGTAATTGGGCAAACCAAACAGAAAAGATTTTAAGGGAATTTACAGGCCAAAGATATTATAGAGTGTGTCAAAAAGACGTTTTTACACCCGATAACGTACAACGTGTAACAAATAACTTTAGCCACATATATTTTGAAGAATTTGAAGAAGAATTCCCTGGTACGGTATTTAAATAGGCAAAATTCTTCAAAAAAACACCATTTAATGGGTAATATACTGTTATTATGTAAATATAGTTGACAGCTTACCAAATTTCAGGAGATTAAATTATGTCAGAACAAAATTCAAAAATTGCTGAAATGCTTGATCATCTAGTTAATGATGACACAGCAAAAGCAGAAGAGTTATTCCACGAGTACGTGGTAGAAAAATCAAGAGATATTTACGAAGGTCTTATCGAAGATGAAGTTGAAGAAGCAACTCAAGAAGATGATGAGGCTGTAGAAGAAGCATCTGAAGAAGATAAAGATGATGAAGCAGTAGACGAAGCATCAGACAACGATGACGAAGATGCTGTTGAAGAGTCAGCAGACGCAGACGACGAAGAAGTTGAAGAAGGCTTTGACGAAGTTGAAATGGAAGCCGGCGACGAAGACGAAGGTGACGCTACAGACGACATGATGGGCGACATTGAAGCAGGCGACGAAGAAGAAGGCGAAGCAGAGGACGAAGGTGAGCCAGCAGATAAAGGCGACATTATGGACCTTAAAGATGCTATCGCAGATCTAGAAGCTGCATTTAAAGAGTACGCTGATGGTGATGAAGGCGCTGAAGAGCCAGAAATGGATGACATGGAAGCTGTTCAACCTGAATTCGAATCAGAAGAAAACGATTTAGAAACAGTACGTGAATATGTTGAAAAAGTTGACGGACACGGTGCTGAGAAGAAGGGCAAAGCAGAAACTGCTGACAACACTTCATCTCCAGTAGCAGGTTCAAACGACATGGGTGGCACAACTGCTAATATCGCAAAAGGCGGTGAAGGCGGTGGATCAGAAACAGGTCTAACAGGCAAACCACAACAAATGAACACTAAGAACATCAACACAGTTGGTGGTTCTAAAGAGTCAGAGCGCATGAGCAAAGACGGATCAGGTCACGGTGCTGAAAAGAAAGGCGCTGGTGAAGGATCTGCTGATGCTACTAGCGTAATTGGCAGTAAGTAAACTAATCGGAGCCCAGTAGGTGAAAAATACTTTAACAGAACATTTAAGTTTTGACCAAGCTCAGTTACAACTCGAAAGGGCCGGTGAGGGAGATGATAAATCTTTGTATCTAAATGGCATTTGTATCCAAGGTGATATTCGTAATGCTAATCAAAGATTTTATCCTACTTCTGAAATTGCTCGGGCTGTCAAAACCCTTAACGAACAAATTGAGGGCGGTTATTCAGTGTTAGGTGAAGTTGATCATCCTGCTGATTTACGCATTAATTTGGACAGAGTTAGCCACATGATTACAAAGATGTGGATGGATGGTCCAAACGGCTACGGAAAAATGAAGGTTCTACCAACGCCCATGGGACAATTAGTACAAACCATGTTGCAAAGTGGAGTCAAACTAGGCGTTTCCAGCAGGGGCTCCGGTAACGTTTCCGAAGACGGTAGCGGTAAAGTATCAGATTTTGAAATTATTACAGTAGATGTTGTGGCGCAACCAAGCGCACCAGGAGCATATCCAACACCCGTATATGAGCATCTAATGAATACATTAGGCGGTGAAAAGGCATTTAAAATAGCAAAAGAAGTTCAAGGCGACCCAAAGGCACAGAAGTATATCGCAGAAAGCCTGGTGAATATCATCAGGAAACTGAAATGATCGTTAGGAGAATCACATGATTGATATTGTTAAACAACTGTTCGAAAACGATGTGATTTCCGAGGAAATGAAATCGGAAATTGAATCTGCTTGGTCAAGCAAGATTCAAGAAAACCGTGATCAAGTCACCGCAGAACTTCGTGAAGAGTTTGCTCAAAAGTACGAGCATGATAAGTCTACAATGGTAGAAGCTGTTGATAAAATGGTAAGCGAAAGACTAGCATCTGAGTTATCAGAACTAGCAGAAGATCGCAATCAACTTATTGAAGCTAAAGCCAAGTATGCGAAAAAGATGGAAGCAGACACTAAGAAAATGGAAGGCTTTGTCCTACAAAAATTAGCATCTGAACTATCTGAGCTACACGAAGATCGTAAAAATGTTGCGGCAAACTTTGCTAAATTAGAGAGCTTCATTGTTGACGCTCTTTCAAAAGAAATTGCTGAATTCCACTCAGACAAGAAAGACCTAGCAGAAGCAAAGGTTAAACTTGTACGTGAAAGCAAGGCTAAGTTTGAAAAAGTCAAGTCAGATTTTATTGCTAAGTCAGCTAAACTAGTTGAAGGTGTTGTTAAGTCTAAACTAAACAACGAAATTAGTCAATTAAAAGAAGACATTGAATCCGCTCGTAGAAACGACTTTGGTCGCAGGATTTTTGAATCCTTCGCAAGCGAATATGCTTCAAGTCATTTAAATGAAAAATCTGAAACTGCTAAACTTCTAAAAGTTGTAGAGCAGACAAAAGATGAGTTGGCTGAAGCACAAAAAGAAATTGCTCAGAAACAAGAGATTGTAGAAAGCAAAGAACGTGAAATTAAAATCGCTAAAGATTTAGCTTCACGTAAAGAAATAATGGGCGAACTATTAAATCCGCTTACTGGAGAGAAAAAATCAGTAATGAATGAGTTACTTGAAAGTGTACAAACAGACAAGTTACACGCGGCATTTGAAAAGTACTTGCCAGCTGTTATGGCAGGCGATGCTCCAAAATCTAAGGCAACACTGGTAGAAGGCAAAGAAGTTACAGGCAATAAAGAAACACAGGCACAAGCAAACAGCAGTGAGGATAAAACTGCTGCAATTTATGACATCCGCAAGCTCGCGGGACTTAAAGTTTAAGGAGATAAAATTATGTCAGAACTACTCGAGTCACGCTGGCAGGAAACCAAAGGCGCTCTATTAGAAGGCCTTAATGGAACTCGCAAATCAGTGATGGACGTCACTCTAGAAAATACTAAGAAGTATTTGTCAGAGAGTGCTACAGCTGGTGCTACTTCTGCCGGTAACGTTGCTACCCTAAATCGTGTGATCCTACCTGTGATCAGACGTGTAATGCCAACAGTCATTGCTAATGAACTTGTTGGTGTACAACCAATGACAGGTCCAGTTGGCCAAATCCACACATTACGTGTTCGCTATGCGACTACTGATGCTGGTGCTGGTGTAACAGCTGGTGAAGAGGCTCTAAGCCCATTCAAGATTGCTGCAGCCTATTCAGGTAACTCAGCTGATCCAGCAAAAGGTGGATCAACTGCTACACTTGAAGGTGAGCCAGGCAACAAAATGTCAATCCAAATCTTGAAGCAAACTGTAGAAGCAAAAACCAGAAAGCTATCAGCTCGCTGGACTTTTGAAGCTGCACAAGATGCTCAAGCACAACAAGGCATTGACATTGAAGCTGAAATCATGGCTGCACTAGCGCAAGAAATTACTGCTGAAATTGATCAGGAAGTAATTAACTCGCTACGTGATCTTGCTGGTACAGGTTCAGAGACTTATGACCAGTCAGCGGTATCAGGTACTGCTACATTTGTTGGTGACGAACATGCTGCACTAGCTGTTTTAATCAACAGACAAGCAAACCTAATCGCTCAGCGTACAAGAAGAGGCGCTGGTAACTACGCTGTAGTTTCACCATTCGCTTTAACAATTCTTCAAAGTGCTACAACTTCTGCGTTCGCAAGAACAACTGAAGGTACTTTCGAAGCTCCAACTAACACTAAGATGGTTGGTACTTTGAACAACGCTATGAAGGTATATGTTGATTCATACGCTGCAAACGACGCACCTGTTCTTATTGGTTACAAAGGATCAAGTGAGTCAGACGCACCTGCGTTCTACTGCCCATACATTCCATTAATGAGCAGTGGCGTTGTGCTAGATCCAGGCACATTTGAGCCAGTAGTTTCTTTCATGACCAGATATGGTTATGTTGAGTTAACTAACACAGCATCATCTCTTGGTAATGCTGCAGACTACTTGGCACGTGTTGAGATCACAGACTCAAGCGTTTCATTCAAGTAATATTACTTGGAACTCTAAAAAGGGCGGCTTTATGTCGCCCTTTTTTTATGACTTGACAATCTTATCAAATTAGTATAATATATACAATTATGCTAGAAGTAAAAACATGGGAAGATTTTCAAAAACTTAGAGAGCAATTTACTACATGGCGTAAACGTCATCCTATGTTTTCTCATGATGTTAGAGCTATAGAAAAAAGTGTAGAAGTACATATGAAAGCTCATATGGAACACATTATCAAATACAAACAATCACGAAAAGAACAAAATCTAGTCAATGCTCAACACGAACTAGATCAAATCAATAAAATACTTAATACAGTAAGTAAAGTAGAATTAATGGCAATTTTATCGCAAGGATAAATACTTGTGTCAATAATCGTGCCGTGTATTGCGGACTTATGCAGAACTGACCCACTGCGTAAACCTAGAACGTTTTAAAGGAGAAAACAAATGGGAAGACCAGTAAACAAAAGAAATTTCGGCGCAACAGGCGTTGACGCACAGCCAACTATTCCAGTAAGATATTGGAACGGCTCAACTTCCGTTGAAGGCTATGTTGTATCACAAAAAGGAACTAACAAGTTCAAAGTAACTGACGGGTCTACTACTATTACAGGTAGACTGGTAAACGAAGTTACACCAAACGGAGCAAGCGAAATTTCAATCGTTGGTATTGCTCCAGGAAGCACACCTGTTATTCTAAAGAAAATGTTTAACAGAACTTGTGTAGATTGGAACAACAATCGTTATACTTGGGATGCACAAGATGACTCTACAGAGTCACTATTGATTCTAACACCTGTTAGCTAATAGTAAGGAACTAAGATGGCTGAAGTACTACAAACCAGTAATGATTTAATTTTAAAATCCCGACCAGGAGGCGAGATAAAACTTGATGTTGGTCCGTCTTCGGGTTCTGGTGTTGTACGTGTGACAGCC